ACCCTTAAGGAATACGTTATTGCTTCATTCAAGTGGCAATGGGGTAACAATCTACGTAAGTATAAAGGATTGCAGCTACCAGGCGGTGTGTTATTTGATGCTGCTGATTTAATGGCCGAAGGCACCGCAGAAATGGCAGCAATCAGAAGCCGCGTACAGAAGGACTTCCAATTGCCAGTCGATTTCATTGTAGGATAAGATGCCCCTAAACTACTATTTTGCGGATCAATGGACCACCAACAATTCGAATGAACAGCGTTTAGTTGAAGGTCTTATTGTAGAGTCAATCCAGATTACTGGGATTGAAGTCTACTATTTGCCACGCACCTTTGTCAAAGAAGATCAGTTGTTTGGTGAGGATGTCCTATCCAAGTTTGAATACGCTATCCCCGTTGAAGTCTACTTTAAGAACATCACAGGCTTTGGTGGTGATAAGGAGTTCATCTCCAAGTTCGGTCTTGAAATTCGTGACCGTGCTACGTTCATCGTTGCCCGCATTCGTTGGGAACAAGCTATCAAGCGTAAGGGTGTTGCTAATCTAAATCGTCCAGCAGAAGGTGATTTGATCTATCTGCCTAAGACCAATAGCCTATTCGAAATTAAATTCACCAAGCTAGAAGATCCATTCTATCAGCTAGGCAAGTTATACGTCTATGAAATGGAATGCGAACTATTTGCCTACTCATCAGAGAAGATCGAAACTGGTGTGGATGAAATCGATACCGTAGTTGATCTAAACAGCCTAGCAGATGATGACCACGTTCTTTATCTAGAAGATGGCACACGCTTTATTCTAGAAGGTAGTGGCGATCCAGTTGCTCTATTCATGGAAGAATACACCCTAGACGAAGCATTGCCTGGTGCAGATAACGAATTCATCCGCATACAAGGTGAAGTTGTAGTTGACTGGTCCGAAGATAATCCATTCGGATCCGTAGAGGACTAAGGAATGATTGATAACACAACCTTTTATTTTGGAACGATTCGCAAAGCGGTGGTTGCCTTCGGCAGTCTGTTCAACAACATTCGCATCATCCGCTACAATGAAGATGAAACGATTGCCCAGAACATGAAGATACCGTTGTCGTTCATTGACAAACAAAAGTTCCTAGTACGTATTCGCCAAAATCCATCAGGTACACGCGAGGAACGTAAAGTCGAACTAACCTTGCCACGTATGGGCTTTACCATCACTGGTATGGGTTATGATGCGTCACGCAAAGTCGCCATATTATCCAAAGCTAAGTCTTTGGTACCAGATCAGTCGGCTATGAACACACAGTTCAATCCTGCACCATATTCGATCAACTTTCAACTCTACATTGCAGCACGCAATTTAGAAGATGGTTTGATGATCGTAGAGCAGATTCTACCGTTCTTTTCGCCTGACTACAATCTAAAGGTCAACGACATTCCAGAAATGAACCTTCAACATAACTTCAATGTGGTGTTGGATGGTGTACAAATGGAAGATGCCGCAGAAGGCAATTTTGATGAACGTAATTTGGTGTTCTTTACCTTGAACTTTCGAACCCTAATCAATGTCTATCCACCAGTGTATACAGCTGGTCCTATCAAGCATGTTATTGTCAACGTGTACCCAAATGTACCTGGTGCTAACGTGTTTGACAAGTATACTGCTGACGTTGATCCTGATACCGCTGGACCAACAGATGAATACTCCATTCTAGAACAATGGCAGTATTTCAATGACAATGAGTAAGGATCCATTGGACCTAATCAATCGTTTGCCCGAATCATTCGATGAACCAAGTGTGTCATTGGAAGATGAAGTGGGTAATCGACCACCAGTCAACATCGTACCGTTTGTTCCACCAGAAGAAACAGAGGATGAACAATCGGATGATGAGGCACTTGCTCGCGCTGCTATCCGTAACGTCATCAAAAAGTCTAGCGATGCATTAGATGATGCGGCGCGAATTGTCAAAGAAACCGATCACCCCCGCGCTCTAGAAGTCTTTGCCACTCTAGCCAGTGCGGTTGCGGGTGCAGCTAAAGACTTGCTAGAAGTAGCCAAGTCCAAGAAGGAACTCAATACTGAGTCACCAACTAATCCTGGTGGCACTCATATTGAGAATGCTGTATTTGTTGGCACAACAGAGGAGCTACAAAAGATGCTTGCAAAGGCACGCGCTCCTAAACAACTAGAACATGACAACGCTATCACCATCGACCAAAAATCCTAAGTATAGACACTATCTAGGCAACCCCAAGCTTAAGGCTCCGGGTGTTCAAATCCAGTGGACTCTAGAATCAGCCACTGAGTACGCTAAGTGCCAGAATGATCCGATCTACTTCATTAAGAACTACATGAAGATCATCAACATGGATAAGGGTGAAATGCTCTTTGAAATGTGGCCGTTCCAAGAAACAATGGTCAATACGTTTGACGACAACCGATTTACTATCTGTAAATTGTGTCGTCAGGTGGGCAAGTCTACTACCGTCTGCGCTTACTTTCTCTGGCTCGTTCTTTTCAAACCCACCCAAGCTCTAGGCATTCTAGCCAACAAGGGTGACCTTGCGCGTGTGTTATTGGCTAAAATCACCTTTGCGTATGAAGCTCTACCGTTTTGGTTGCAACAAGGCGTGGTCGAATGGAACAAGGGTTCAATCAAGCTAGAAAATGGTTCGACCATCATGGCTACAACAACATCATCTGCTGCGGCTCGTGGTCACTCCTTCACAACCATTCTGCTAGATGAATTTGCCTTCGTGCATAGAAACATGCAAGAAGCGTTTTACAACTCCATGTATCCAACGATTTCATCTGGTAAGACTACAAAGCTTATCATCGTATCTACGCCTAATGGTATCGGTGACGTGTTCTACAAGATTTGGCAGAATGCTAAGAATGGCCAAAACAACTTCAAGACCTTAGAGATTAACTGGTGGGATGTACCAGGTCGCGATGAAGCTTGGAAGAAGGAAACCATTGCCAACACGTCTGAACGCCAGTTCCGTCAGGAATTTGGCACAGAGTTCCTTGGTTCGATGGATACACTAATTGATCCCGTTGTCATCGGTGCTATGAAGTTTGGTGAACCAATCTACGAAAACGATCAAGGGATCAAGCTATACGAAAAGCCTCTGCCTGATACAGAATACGCTATTGTCTGTGACGTGTCACGTGGTGCGGGCATTGACTATTCAGCCTTTGTAATTGTCAAGATTGTGGGCACGGAATATAGCCTAGTCGGCACCTACCGAGATAATGAAGTGTCGCCGTTGCATTATCCATCGATCATCTATAACGTGGCTAAGGCTTTCAACAATGCTTGGGTTATGGTCGAAATTAATGATAACGGCCAGCAGATTGTGGACATTCTATTTGACGAGTTTGAGTACGAAAATATCGTGTACACAGGCAAAGACAAACGCGGAATTACACAGGTTGGTGCTGGTCTAGTTGGTGGTAAAATGATTCAACGCGGTGTCCGTACAACCAAGCAAGTCAAACGTTTGGGCTGCGCGTTACTAAAGAACTTGGTAGAAAACCACAAGCTTCAGATATCCGATATTGATACTATCGGCGAACTATCGACGTTTATTCAGGTCAAAGATTCCTACGAAGCCCAAGAAGGTTGCCATGACGATATGGCCATGTGTCTAGTGCTGTTTGCATGGATGATTAACCAAGAGTTCTTTAAGCAGCATACCAGCACAAACCTGCGTACCGCCATGTACAATCGTCAGCAAGCCCAGATCGAAGAAGGTATGAGCCCATTTGGCATAATCGATAACGGCATGGCCAACGAGCTAAAAATGGGCTATGGCGAGAATCCTGACACTGTAAACGAGTGGAATGAGGACGTTATACAGCTTATGCGGGGTTAAGGCTCAAAAATCCAATAAGCTAAATATACGAGTTGGATGAATAATCAACAACCCGAATTCCTCTCTTCGGTGGTCAAGCCGGAAAGCAACAAAACAATTACAATTAAGGAGTTAAAAGAATGACGTTCCTTCTTAGCCCTGGAGTCTTAGTACGCGAATTTGACTTCACCAACATCGTTCCAGCAGTTGCAACAACCCCTGGTGCCTACGTGGGCGCATTCAAGTGGGGTCCTGTTGAAGAAGTGCTGCTAATCAACGACGAAAACCAGTTGGTAAAGTATTACGATAAGCCTGACAACGATACATTCGTTGACTTCTTTACCGCTGCGAATTTCCTACAATACGGTTCAAACATTCAGGTTTGCCGTGTCGTTGGTACTGGCGCTGTAAACGCTGTCTCTGGGACTGGCGCTGCCGTTCTAATCAAGAATCAAAACGACTACGATGACAACTACTCTGACGGCGAAGGTTCTGTTGGATCGTGGGCTGCTAAGTACCCTGGTGAAATGGGTAACTCGCTTAAGGTTGTTGCGTTTGACCAAATGAAGGACGCAGCTACTTACAATAACGCAACATATGACGGCACAAACAAGGTTGGTCAAATCTTTGTTCGTCCATCCACAACTTCCTACGTAACCGATCGTACAGGTCTAACTGACTTGAACGATGAAATGCACATCTTGGTTATCGATGCTGGTGGTCTATGGACAGGTGTTAAGGGCACTATTCTAGAACGCTTTGGTTTCGTATCGAAAGCTTCTGACGCAAAGCGCCCAGACGGCACATCAAACTACTACAAGAACGTAATGAACAACGAATCCGCCTACATTTGGTGGATGGATCATTTGCCAACAGATACAGGCGTTGGTTCAGTTACGATTGGTAATGCGGGACAGCAATTCTCATCCGCCCCAGCAGTAACATTCTCTGGTGGTGGTGGTACTGGTGCTGCTGCTTCTGTTACTCTTGGTACCTCTGGCTTTGTTTCTCTAGCTAACTTGACAACTGGTGGTTCTGGTTACACCGCAGCTAACGTAGCATTCGTTGGTGGTGGTGGTACTGGTGCTGCTGCAACAGCTACCGTTGTTGGTGGTGTAGTTACAGCCGTTAACATCACAAACGTTGGTTCTGGTTACACATCAACTCCAACAGTTACATTGACTCCAGGTGGTACAGGTGGTTCTGGTGCTGCTGCTACAGTTTCCCGTGGTTTTGCGATCACAGCGGTTACTGTAACTAATGCAGGTACGGGTTACACATCTGCTCCAACTATCTCACTAGCTACACCTCCAGTTGGTTCAACTGGTGCTGCTGCTGTGTTGACTGCGGTTCTAGATAATCC